GAAGGATTCAATCTCCCAAGCGACAGCACACCTGCGTGACGCCCTGGCCTTTGCCGCAAGATCAGAGCATCCTGTAACGATTAGCTCTTTGTCTGATCTTTTGGTTCGCTGTGAATCACTAGAGCAAATGGATGAGATCATGCAGAGGCTTGGTGGCGCAGGCAAATCAGGTAACCTGCAAACGCCAAAGGATTTGTATTGAGCAAACCTGAACGTCATCGTTTAACGGAGGCTGATCGCCTCCAAAAATATTTTTGGGAACTGGAGAGGTTGATACCCAACCCTCCGGCAAATTGGGCTGTGAATGCTAAGCCATGTAAGTGGGCTAAAATATTAGAAGAACGTAAAAATAATCCTGATGTCTCAGGAGAATAAATATACAAAACCAGGATTACGCGAGAGTATAAAAGATCGTGTGATGGCTGGCTCCAAGGGTGGCAAGCCCGGCCAATGGTCTGCGCGTAAGGCTCAGCTTGTTGCCCAGCAGTACGAGAAAGCTGGCGGTGGCTACAAAGGTGGCAAGGGAGAAAAGCAAAAGTCCCTGGAGAAATGGGGCAAGGAGAAATGGATGACCAAGGACGAGTATGAAAAACGTAAAAGCGCTAAGTCTGTTGCAAGTAAATACAAGGAGAGTAAGTGATGGAAGAAAAAAAATTTACACTTGGGTCTCCAGAGGTATTAAATTTTTTAAATTTAACTAAACAAGACGTAGCACCTGAGTATCAAAGAGAGAGAATTAAAAAATTTGTAGATCGCTTTTCAACAGATGACAATATTGAATATGAAAATCAACTTATAAAGCAAGGTGCAAATCCACAGGCGCTTGAATTTTTAAATGATTATATTGAATTTGAACCCAACTGGAAAAACGCAGCTTCGGTTGAAAGTATTAATTCTTTAGCAAACATTGCCCAAAATAATCCGAACCCTATTTATTCTTATTCCTTAAAGGAAGGTCCTTTATATCGAGGCGCAAAGCTTAGTGCTTCTCCTTCTGTAGGAGAGACCATTGAATCATCTCGCTTTAGATCTTTTAGCCCAGATATAAACATTGCAGGACCGTTTGTTAACGAAGGTCCCCCTTTAGATTTTTCTTTAAGTGACGAAGAGTTTAAAAAACAATTACAAGAGAGCAATAAAAATCAAAAAGTTTTGTTTCAAGTACAGCCCGATTCCCCCGGACAATTCAATTATTTAATTACACCAGGAGCTGCAGAGCCAGAAGTTCTTTCACGGCCTGGTGCAAAATACGTTGTAGAAGCAAAAGAGACTTTTCCTTTTCAACAAAGAGGAATGACAGGCGATATTGATTTTATTAAACTAAAACAAATTTATGGACTTGATCCCTTAACTTCTAGTATTCAAGGCGGTATTAATTTAATAAAAGAAAACGCCCCTGGCGCAACCGCAGGCCTTGCATTATCGGCTTTAAATCCTGATGTTGCAAAAGCTTTACAAGATAATAAATATCAAAGAGCTGCACTGTCTCTAGGAAAAGATGTAGCTTTAGGCGCAGGTGCAGAAGCGGGTATTAAATTAGCTGGCAGATATACACCTGTTTTAGCTAGTGCAGTAGCACCAGTTGCAAATCTTGCCGCGCCTGTTGTTACTGGTGCAGCTTTATTCATGCAAGGCAAACCTGGATCCTTGACAGATATTTTAAGTAAAAAAGCAGCAAACAATCCTGTTTCTTGGTTACCTGCTGTTAAAGCAAACCCCAAGACAGATATAGGGGCAAGAGCTTCACGAGCAATTTCAAATGAAGCTCGCTATGCAATTGGACAATTGTTAAAAGGACGCCTTCCCTACATGAGGTAACATGACAGACAAAGCAATACAAAAGGGATACACCAAGCGTTACCTTCCTGAATCCGCCTGGGCCTCGTTGTCTAAGGAAGAACGTCAGGAGACGGATCAAAAGAAACGAGCTGCTAGCCGAGAAGGAAAACAGTTCGTACCAAACACTAAAAAAGCAAAGCTTGCTGGACGTGCAGCAAGACGTTATCGCAACAGTAAATCCTGATATACTGACAGACGGAGCAATTCAGCTCTGGGACTAATAGTCGAAAAGTCCCTCCACGTTACAAATACGTGGTGCTCACAGAAGAGCGGAAGGAAGCTATGATCCCGGCATGATACACCGGGATTTTTTGTGACTACTCTTGTGGCTAACGTACCGCCTGTAAAGGTGTGGGTCAGACGCGAATATCTCAGGGATTTACGTGATGGCCACGGTGAATACACACCTGGTTACTGGGTAACGTGTAAATCGCTAACTGGTCGAGCACTACAGTTTGAAACTTACCTTACGGAGTACGGCGCTCTTTACGACAAGCTACCCATCAGCGCATTCCTCGCTTGGGATTCAGATCACCCAGACAAACCAGAAGCACCTACCCCAGACCTGGAGCTGACTGACCTGCAGTTCTGGAATGGATTTGACACAGGGCTTACTGTCGTAGAAAAAAATCTGATCTATAACATGGAGTTTCAGGTGATGACCAGAAGTGCTGGCATCATGAAAGGTGAGTACTTATTTACTATTGACAACTATCACGCCCACCGCAACGAACCTGATTTTTACTTTGCTGAGTTCCCTGATGAGCACAAGTCCCACAACATTGTGGCACTAGAGAACGGTCAGATCGGTGCTTATCCCAACAACCGTTGCCGCATGGTTGACCCATCACTCAGCAATCACAATCTCAAGACACCAGACTTTAAGGTATCAACGCGATACTTTGATGTTGAACATGCCCCAAAATGGGGGAGATTGGGTGAGTGTGATGATTATTTCTGGAAAACACCCAATGAAGCTGTAGAATAATTCAGCACGGGATGTAGCGCAGCGGTAGCGCATCTGCTTTGGGAGCAGAGGGTCACAGGTTCGATCCCTGTCATCCCGATCAATCAATTTAGTTATGTGGAGACTCTGGGCAAAAGCACTGGGCGAGAAGGCGTCTCACCATGATCATGAAGCGGATAGGATTGCCGCTATCCGCACAGTAATTTTTATCAGCTATTTGTTGACAAATGTGTTTATAGTTAGTGGAGTTATTCGTCACTGGAATAAGTGCCCTGTTCCAGAAACAAGGAACGCATCCACAAGAATCGACAGAAGCTTCTGCAGTACAAGAAGACTCTGCAATGCAAGCAATGTGGGCTGAAAGATCATCGCGTTATTGAGTTTCACCACATCAAGGATAAAGACCAAAACGTCTCACGTATGGTGAGTACTGGCTTGAGCTGGCAAAGAATTGAGAATGAAATTAAAAAATGTATTCCTTTATGTTGTAACTGTCACAGGATAGAACACTCTAGACTAATACAAAAGGAAGAAACAAATGCTGTCAACCGATACACGGCTGAAGGTTCAGTTCATTTGCGATTGTATTGGTAAAGGCGCACCAGTTGAATTAAAAGATATGGCATGGGTGCAAAAACTTGCAGCCCGCAACCCAACAGTTGATACTTGGTTAAGGCAAGCAAGGCGCAAAGCAATTCAAGCAGACCAACCAACCAATGACATGGATGAGTTTTGCAATGCCTTAGACCTTGGTGAGCCTGACCCAAGTGATCATCTGGTAGGACCACAAGATCCAGTCACGTTAGCCGAGTGGTTTACTAGCCGGCAGAAGTGGTTTCGTGGACAAGCTGATTAAATATTTTTATTTGAAAGTAGCTTTAATTTCATAACCAGCTCCGGGTTTAATTAAACCCAAAGCATCTGCTAAAGGAATTGCACCACGAGGATTACCTTCTTTTAACATCTGTAGACCAGCAAGAGGATCCCTCATTGAGGGACCAATATATTCAGGGGTGTAGTAATTAAAGTCGTAACGGTCTTTTACTTCTTTAGTTGTTGGATCAATCCAAAAACGCCCCAAAGACTCTGATAATGCCGATCCTGATCGATAATCTCTTTGTCCAATTGGAACGTTTCCGTTTTTGTCTATTACTTCTTGAGATGAAATATATTGTGGAATTTTTGCAGCATTTAAATCACTTATGGCAAACATGCGTGCAATAGTTGGATCTTCGATTTGAGTTAACTTTTCTTTTGTTTTGGCTTGCAAAGCTGTTTCCCATTCAGGATTTAGTATTTGTTTTGGGGTTGTTGCGTTTGCATAGGCACCTGGTATCTCAGCTTGAAGAGCAGGCGGCAATTCAGTTAGTGGTTTAGATGTACCACTAAGGAAGCGTGCGTACATTCCTGCAACAGGAGGTACGACACCTGCCGCCAAACCTTTATCCAAAACGGGAAGCAAGGCAACGTCTCGGACATTTGCCAGCTTGACGGCGTTTTTCACAGGCTGAACTACCCGTGTCACAGGAGAAGCAGTGCCACCCCCTGGCAACCAACCTCCCAAACTTTTATCAGCTTTTTTGTAACCGGAACTTACTTGGTTCAGAAAATTTTGGAAGATGTTTGGCATCAACCGTTCCGCAAAGTAGCCTTAATAAACCAAGCTGCCTTAAATGCTTGACCACAAAGATCTGCCATGTAATTTTGAATATCAATTGCACCAATACGTGCTGCAATTGGTTCTAGTTTTTTTGTTTTCATACCTAACTCTTCTAGGTTTTTGTAATACACACTAAGCATTTCTGTGTTTTTATAGCTTGTTACATGTGCAATACCAGGCCCTGCATCTGCTAATCCACGCGAGCACATAGGCATTAAATAATCCATTGAACGAATGAATTCGGACAATGTATCAAACTGTTCTAAATGAGCTTCGTATTGATCTTTTAAAAAAGCGTGAAGCCCAAGAAAGTTGGGGCCTTCAATGTTTAAATGGATCAGATGGGCCTGTGTCTGAAGTTCCTTGAGGAAGGAAGCCAGGGAGATGCACTGTTGGATAAAGCCCCCAACATCACCATTCTTTGAACGAGCAGGGCCTTTTGGTTTTGCTTGTGGCTCTGGCATGGGTTGTTGTGGAGCCTGCTGAACCATTGGTGGTTGCTGGGGACCAGGAGTATACATAGTTTTTTCTCAATAGTTCTATTGTAACGGGAATTAATTAGATAATTTCAAACCAAGAAAGGTCTGTATAAACTTTTGCACCACTAATTGTTGGAGCAGCAACAACCGTAAAGATGTCACTGACACCAGCTTGAGTGCGACCCAGTTGGAAATTAAAGTCCCTTACATCACTTAGCGAGAGGGTACTGTCAGAAACAATGTAACCGCCAACAATATCCGTACCACCACTAACACCTGTGGCAGTAGTATCGTATTGAACATTACCGTTGTAGTGCGTCTGCCAGTTTGCTCCACTCAGAGTCGCATTAAGTAGAACACGATACTGAATAATATCTGGCTTGTTGTTTTGTGTTTGCTCGAGCGCGATACTCAAATTTGCTGGCACAACAACACTATCCGTACGACCTGAGGCCATACGGATAGAAACCAAGGGATAAGTCACACCAGATGATGTAAGTGTTTTTGGTGTTGTACTTGTTGCAATGTTATAGCGACGGGTAAAACCTTCGTAGCCGCCTTCTGATGCAACGGTATTACAGATCTGCCGGGCAGTACCACTAGTTGCTGTAGTACCAATGTTTTCAATCTCATGACGGAGCGGTAATACAGCCGTTGTCATGTAAGTTGTGTTCTTTAAATTTTCGTTATGAAAAACGTGAGCAACAACCAGCGAACCATCAACAACAAAGCCAGTTCTTACATCACCAACACCAAGCCATTCAATATCCATCCAAAAGATATTTCCTTTTGTTGGATCAAGGGTACGAGTACTAGCACCAGTGCCATCAAATTTATCTGAGTTCCAGTCTGATTGAGCAACCCTTGTTTCATTCACGCTGCCACTGACGTAGCTGCGTAAAACAAAATAGTTTGTAGTACCGCTTTGCTCAAAGAAGATACCGTTTTGGGTACCGAAGTAACCAACGCGTTGCCGACGATTTGTAACACCAGATGCAAAGGTAAATGAGTTTAATACCAACAGAGATTTACCTGGTTGGTAAGGAAACACACGCTTGGTTTCCCTGTAGATGTAATCACCAGATGCAGTAGTGACATTAAGACTTAAAGTACTTTCGTTTGGATTGAATACAGTTGTTGCACTGCCACCAGTAATGGTTGTCCACTTATCATTTTCTTGATAACGATGTTGGCTATCAAAAATTGTGTACGGTTGCGATACACGTAAACGACCAAAAGCATCCGCTGCAGTAGTACCAGCTGGAGTAAAAGCAACAGAATAACCGCTTACTGTTGTTACCTCGAGCGGGCGCCCACTGCAGGTTTGCACCTTATGCACTGGGTATAGATTTTCATCAGTGGGATCTCTGTAATTTGGCATTGTATTTATATAGCTTTTATTATTCTAAGTTGAGTAGGTTGATACAAAAAAGCAGTGACCTGACGGCCACTGCAAAATAAATTTTAATTAGATCAATCCTTGTTTACATTCTGCAATAGTTCAATAAGTTTTTTATTTTCATCCGCATTCTTTTGATAGAACTGCCAGTTGTCATAGACCACTTCAAGCATTACATCAAAGAATTCATTACCAGAAAGGACGTTGGTATCAACAAATTCGCTGACCGTATCAGCCAAGTATTCCCGCAGCCTTTCCTTGGATTTGGCCTTGGACTCCTGGAAGAACATCGAGACCTTTCCAGTACCATTCAATAGAACGTCGGCTTCTGGCTTGAAATTTTCTTTAATGTAGTTGCTCATTTCCTTGGAGGATTCACGAGCAGTCTTTGCATTAGCAGGCGATGGGGTTTTGATCTTATCGGGGAACTCATTATAGGTTTCCTTATAGATTTGATCAAGGTTTGTGATGGGTTCCAAAGTAAGTAGCGAGATCAGTAACAGCTTGATGATACCCCTCTAGCCAACCATCTGGTTTAACATCTTTACATTTTGGATTATTTTGTTGTGCAACATATGAGATGTAGTTGATGTCCAGTTGCCTTAGTGCACCTGTTGCTGTCTGGTCATCCATAAAAAAAGAGGATGCTTATAGTTTGAAACATCCTCTTATTTTAATTTGTAGTTGGAGTTACGGTATCAAGAAACGATGACTTCCTGACCTTCGAACTTACCTGCCTCTAGGTCACGTACAAATTCAAGGCGCCGGAAGTATTCATCCCTGCAATAGGGAGCAGCCTCCCCAAGTGCAAAAGCTTCCCATAGACCAGTGTATAAACCATTGGTTCGAGCAGAACACTGATACATGTGCTCCATGAAATCAGCTTTCTTTTGCTCAGCTTTAACATCCCAGCGTTCAAGTTGTTCTTTCAGCCAGGGCGTGTCAAAGGCACCTGCGGTATTGAGTTTCTTTGCGAGGTCTTCAGTCATTGAAGTTGATGGCGGTTACAGAAGTATAGACACCAGTGACGTGAGGAGATGCCTCGAAGAGAAGGTTATCAAGCTCTTCTTGTAAGCCTTCAGCAATTTCGTCAGCAGTCTTACCGCCGAAGGAATTGTACTCAACGTCCAGGTCAACCGAAAATGATACGGTTAACGTTGGCACAGCTACCTTTTCCATTGAAAGAAATAAAGACCTAGTTACTGTAGCAGTAATTAAAGGATTTACTGCTCAAGCAGACGCTCAAGTGAATGAGCCTGATGCTCCTGGTAATAACCAAGCCGTTGTTGAATTAAGTTGTAATAGTTGATGGCTGCATCGACCATTTCTTCTGCATCCATAGATGCTGCAAGGTTTTCATTGGAAAGCATGGCTGCCGTCAAGATGACGACACCATGCTCAATCTTGGAACCAATTGTTGCAGAGAGAGGAGTCCCATCACTGGTAAAGCCAGCAATCATTTTGTTGAGAACCGGATCGCCACCCATGAGACTCTTTACGTGTTTACTTATTGTATTCGAGTTTATTTATCTCCCCGTGCAGTGACATACCAATAGGCATGGCGTGCATTTTGATGGAAGCGCTTACCAGATAACAGCTTAAGTTTTCGCTCTTCCAGATCATCCAGTCGTGATTCTTGGTAAGGAGGCAACTCTTTACCGTCTTCACAGAGCATGCTGATCTCAATATCAATCATGTCGATCTGCATCTGGAAGTCATCAACCGATTGCTGGTGACAGCACATCATGATGTGTGCATCTTCCAAGTCAGTTGGCGGAGTCAGATTCTTGTAGAAGCTCTCCGAAATATTCGGGTGCTTGTGACTCCATCCGCTTGGTAGAGAAGAGTCGGTTTTTTCGGATTGCATACTGTTGTTCGACTTTGACTCCTTGGGGGAGGTGGTCACCGTTTTGGTAAGCGTCACGGATGGCATCGAGGTTTGGGAGAGTTTCAAGTTTTGTTTTAGGTTCGGTTCGTTCTGAGAGAACTTCTCCTGACATTGAACGTACCACGATTCTTTTGGTTGTGGTTGTTTCTTGTTCAATGCAGTATTTGGTTCTTTCGTCAGTGTGCCAAAACTCCGGGTCCGATGTGATCTCGACCGTGAGTTCCTTTTTCTTTGAAAGGACAAACTCATAGTTTTTGCCTTGTATCCGATTTGAGTCAAGCGGTAGTGCCCGCCTCAACCAGCTTACAAGATTTTTTAGCTGACTCAGTTGGGACTCATGATGCCGTTTGGCTTGAGCAATGAGATCAGCTTCTTTCTTAATTCGTTCAAGGGCATCCTCATGGGCAGCCATGGCGTAGTAGATGCGATCTACCTTTTCAGATCGCAGGCTTGCACAAGCTTCAAGCTCTGCTTGCGCCAACTGCTGGGACTCAGGAGTAAGGAGAGGAAGAGAGCGTTCCAGGGCACCATAGTGCTCGTACAGCTTGAGGATGTTGAGATCTTCAAGTTTAGTTTGAGTGATTTTGGACATGACTAGATTGTGTTGAATTGAGACTGAAATTTGTTGATGCAATAGGTCAGCAGCATGCCTGCCGCTGCCCAAAGTAAATCTTTAAGAAAAGGAAGTGCGGCAGCAAAAATTGATTCAAACATGATGAGATGAGTTTGATTGGTAGTCAGTTTAAGGTCATGACTAGGACGCAGAATTAAATCAGTTAATCTCTAAACCTAGAGCATTGTTTAGTGCATTAACTATAAAGGTTTGCTGGTCATCTTGACCAAGTGATGTCCAGTATTCGAGCTCAGGATCTGTTTCATCCCATTCAATGTGAATAGTCAAAGTTCCATCTGGCTCATCAATGCATTCAATCTTTAGCTTTTCGATCCAATTCAGATTCAACATGGCCGATTAGTACGTTGATTGCGTAGTCTTCGTGGTGCATCTTAAGGTCAGCAGCTAGCTTGACAAGTTCCCAATGGGTATCATCTGGGATTTCAATGTCATAGCGTTTGTCGCCAGGAATGGAATCATTGCGTGGTTGCATGGCTAGTTGACGTGCGTACTCAAGGATGTCATCCGTCATTTCTTAATAGCTGCTTTGAGTTGTGGAAGTGAGGTTCCGGGGAATGGTGTGTAACCAGCCTCCATCATATTGAAGAACAAATCCCACGCATGCTCCTGTGTGAAAACCTCCTTGGGTTTGTAGGTACGCCAGTGGGTAAGCGGAGCCTGTGCACCAGATTTGGTGTGTAGTAAAACAAAGCGCCCATCACTGGTGTGATCAGCAGGAGGTGCATACCACCAAGCCACACACTTATCAGGCGTACCACTGGCGCTGGCATTGCGTGTTTCAGTGCGCTTGCACAAAAGCTCACGGTATTTATTGAACCAAGTCAGATGGATGCACCATGGCTTGAAGCCCTGGATCTCCTCCTGAAACATGGATAGGTTATTCAGCTGACGTTGGAAGGAACCACATGAGCACCATGGCTCACCAAATTGGGCTTGTTGCTCTTGCCCTTCATCAAGATCGCCATCCATATTGAGAGGACGATCAGGCAGGCGCAGACCATCCGGTGCAACCAGATGACCAAGGTCAGTTTGATCTGACTGCAAAAGCGTGGTCACCTTTGCAGGATCGTTGACATGAATAAAACGATCGGCCCAATGGGCTTGCAGTTGTGCGTTGGAGGTCAGGTGTCCGAGTGCGTGCGTGTAGTTCCAGCCCTTAAAAAGTATGTAAGCATTGTTATGCCATACACTAGGGCCACGATAATTAGGGCCAAGGTAAGAAAAGAAATCTTTGAGTCTATGAGTATAAGTTGAGTATGCCGCTTTGATTAAGTTCCGTGAGTAAGTTTGCTCACTACCATCATGACGCACCACAAGACAATCATCGCCTCGCAGATAGATCCCAGCAATGCTGGTGTCATCAAAATCCTGGTAGGCACGGCGAATATTTGTCCGCGTGTAGATACACGCCTGCGCCGAGTTGAGCTCCGTCTGTAGTTGGGTAGACATTGTTTTGAGTTGGGTTGAGTGAGTGAGGAATCAAACGTGCCAGAAGGAGTCATCCTCCTGGTCCCTCGCCTTGAGTGTAGCATCGTGCTTTGCCTTTTGGTAAGCAGCTTTGCCCATGCGGTAGGTGCCGTAAAGGACAGCAGCCCAACACACTGGGTTACCAAGGATAGCTGCAATTGAACCAGCGACAACCGCTGTTGTACCAGCAGCTTTGATAGCAGACTTTTCTTCAGGTTTCATTGTGTGATTGTTAACACAAATGGAAGGTTTTAGTTCGTTTTAAATAGGTGAGTAGAATTAGTGTAACAATTTAATACACAATGGACGACATCAAATACGTACCGTTAACACAATTTCAAATTGAACCAACGCTTGATGATAAGTTTTGGTTAGAAAAAATAAAGCGTTCAATTCAAGATTGTGATTCGGTAAGTACATTGAAAGAAATGGCGACCTTGCTTGCGCAGATCGCCACTAATCGTCAAGGTGTAATTCGTGGGTTGATCCAAGACATGTTCATTTTCAACAATGTTTCAGTTGATCCTGATGGCTTGGCAAACCCAGAGGTTAAGCCTTAGAGGCTTTCATCCTCACCCGTCATGGGATCACGGGCAGGCAGTGCTTTAACTTCTGCATCACTCAAAGAACGAGAGACAGGAAGAATCTCGACACCTTGCTTGATGCCATAAGCACCACCAAGCTTTTCAGCATCCTGCTTTGCATGCTGGTTGATGTAATCATTGAACATCTCCTGGAACTTCCAGGTTGATTCACGATCTTCATCGGGAATCGAAAGACGGCTCAGTGATTCAACAGCTGCATCTTGTGTGCTGTAATCAGGAATCTCAAAGGATTCAATGGCGCAGATCTCAACGTTGTTTGCACCGCGCATGTCATTGACAAGCACAGGACAGAACACGGTGGTTGCATAGAACTTCTCATTGAAGCTCAAAGGAATCTCAGAGTCCAGCGCTTTAGACAGACACTTGGACATCTCCTTCTCATACATCCGAATCTTCTCGGATGCATCAGTGCCATTGAGACCCTTCAGCGTTAGCACCATGGGAATGTCATGGGCACGCTTGTTGTCCTGGGTAACGATATAAATCAGATACTTTGTACGTACGCTGTACTTACGCTTATACATTTCGCCCTTGCTGTTTGCAAGGTCGGCTGCAATCTTATCGGCTTCCCAAAGTTCTTTGACATCAGGATCATCAAAGGTACCAACCACCTGGCGCATCCCAGTGGTTTCTTCGACCATCAGAGGAGAACGCAACAGAACTTGAACGCGTGGTTCAGTAAAGTTCAGTCCTTCCTCAATGGAAGTATTAGGCGCCATACCAAAGGTTTGTTTGTAATCCCAGATGACAGAGCCCTTGGTAAAATCCGATTCAGCGGCGTTCCACTTGCAGTTGTCAAGATCAGATTTACGAATAAACCAACCGCGTACTTTTGATTTGTTGAGGGGTTGAATGGTGACAAGGTTCTGGTATCCAGATACAAATTCCTTGGATTGGAACATCCGGAAGGAATCAAGTCCACGGGTTGCAAGCGCAGTTGTTTTCTTGGTGGTCATGGAGGAAGTCATGGTTTGTTCAGAGTGAAGATGGACAGTTTAACGTCGTGTCCAGGACGTGCAATCAGGATAGATCCTCTTGCTGCAAAGGCAATGGAACCACTGACTTTTCTTTACATTCAAAGTATTCTTTAGCGGCTTGAGCCATGGCGTTGTAAATACAATCGTCATGGTGACCAGCACCCCTCATGAAGTTAATCATTTGAAGAACCAAGCGATCTGTAAAGATCTCTCGAAACTCCATCTTTGTTTCAACTTCATCGGCAATGTGTTGCAAGATAAATAAATCTTCTTGCGCCTCAAGCCTGTTTCGAATGATCATCAGAAGGGTGCCTCTTCAAGTTCAGGC